TCTGAGTCTGGGTCAAGAGTTGCCATTGGGAGGCTGCGGTATCACCGTCGTTGATGTTCGTTGAACGGCCAACGTTGTCAGACCAAACGATCTGCACCCCGTGGACCTTGAGGATGGTACCGCCTTGGACATCGACGAACGCTCCGATGTCGATTTCCTTCTCGTGATAGGTGTTCGTGTTGCCCAAATCTTTCGTGCTTCGGATGAAGAATGATTCCTTCGCCATGTAGTGTCGAAGTCACACTCGGTGTATAATACTCACTGATGGTGCAATTGATAGACCGATGCACACTCCGAGAACCGCCCTTTGGGGGGGCGGAGAAGAAGGAGACTGAGAAAATGGAGACTGAGATATTGAACCTGACCATAGCACTGACACTGGTCCTGTTGATGACATTGGGGCTGGCCAAGAAGGCCCCACTGTTCACTCGACCGGATGACGACCGAGGCCAACCCATCAGTTGGCTGAAGATACCAGTTGGCAACTACATCAGTTGCCGTCTGGAACAACTCTCGTTCGCCTTGATTGGCGACTGGAGAAGCCACGGCTACCACCTACCGGATCGCGCTGACGACGTTGAACTATCGTGCAAGATTTCGGTTGCAGAGCAAGTAGAACCGAGCCATGAAGGAGGTCCGAGAGGACTTGATTTCATGGCTCTCCAAGGGGCACTAGTAGTGGACTTGCTGCGCCTCTGCTTCACCGAGAAGTGGACTCTGGGAGGAGATGACGACTGCGATACGTACGCGGTCCCTGACGGAACGGAGATTGTGATCCGTCACGTCCAGTCTGCCGGCAGTCGGACAAGATACACTGCCTCTCTGGTGTCGGGTGGAAGACTGACACCGGAGAAGAGGGCCGAGATTGAGGAGAGTCTCGGTATCGGAGGTGGGGCCTGAACGGCTCTATCTCCCCACCTCCCCCCCATCGTGGCACATCCTTGACAATCCTCCTGTCGCCGACCCTCGGCCTTCATCGGTACAGGACTAGAGACAGTGACGGCGAGCCGTCGACAGGAGGATGCTTCGGAAGGGATGGAGGGGCCGACTGGGGGAGGCTGGACTAGACGGGCCTCAGAGCGGTTCTCTGGGAAGCCGGTCACCGTGATCGGTCCCGACCTACCGCCGACCCCTCCGAAGGCCGAGAATCATGCTCTGAAGCGGTTTCCCGTCAGTTAGAGTAGAGGACCAACGACAGTGACACGGTCTGGGATTCCCACAGAGTGTGCAATCAACTTTCCAGAGCATCTTGAGCACGTTCCTTGAGAAGCATGATGATGGCTTCATCCAGAGTGGTTGTCACTTGTCTGAGAGTGATGATGAATCCTACATCCTGAGTCAACATTTCGGCTGCTCCTGTACCAGCATCCACAACCCACCCATTGATGAACAAATCATCGACTACCAATCTGTCCTCTAGCAGCACCGGACCACGGGTCACGTTGACTCCTCCGTTGGTAGTCCATCCAGCCCAACCAATCTGTCTGTTGTCTCTCGCTGTGGCTCCGGCTATGGTACCGGGTTCAGGGATTCCATAGAGAGCGCCGGACGCCTTCGTTGCGAGTACTACAATCATGTTCTCGTTGGTGTAGAGATCCTTGGACACTAGACCCGGAGAAGCAATCACCAATTCGAACTTTTCGACGATGAAGTTGCGAGTGAAATCCATATTGTTCAGAAGCAATCGAAGGGGCTCTCCCGGAGGAACGAACGTAGCCGCATCCCACGGAATTGAACCCTTGACAACGTGGAGATTCCCTCTCATCGTTTGGCCTCCTTGTGAGCAGCCTTCATGAGTCGTCTCTGGTTCCAACCCTTTCGCCATTTTCCAGACTTGAGAGTATGTTGTTTCTTCAACTTCCTGAGGATCACTCCCAGTCGACGATGATAGGCTGAGACTTTCCGTTTGGGCTTCGGTTCGTATGCTCTACGAGCAGTCTCTCGGACCTCTCCACGAGTGGTTCCGTCACTGCGTAGAGACTCCCCACACCGTGGACAGTACCGAGGCATATTCTCAGCCTCACTGCTGGCTGAGGGCTAGAGCCATCGCCGCCTTGTTCGTCATCTTCTGGGTAGTGCATTCAAGGATGATTGTGCAGTACTGGTCACCGGTCCAACCACTGCTTGCTGAACCTCCGAAATACATTGTCTCAACTGCTACCAGATAGCCGTTCACCCACTGGTTCACGTCCAGGTCGAAGTCATTCCCAACGTAACTCGGAATGTGGTCACCAATGGGACCAGAGAAAGTAGTGCCGTCAGCGATCACTCTCCCCGATGCTACAACCGCCTTGTCAGAGGCTAGAACAATGTCGTTCTGAGTCTGGGTCAAGAGTTGCCATTGGGAGGCTGCGGTATCACCGTCGTTGATGTTCGTTGAACGGCCAACGTTGTCAGACCAAACGAT